GCGGAAGAAAAACCGCACACATATACTAAGCATAAATCGAAGGAGATTTAAAGTGAAGCATTTATTTAATATCGTAACAATGAATGTGAAGGAGCCCTTTTTATGTTAATGTACAAACAAATTGACAACCCCCCGTCTACGCAGACATTAAATGCTGTCTTTTATATATTGAGATTAAAATAATATTTTGTGATTATAGAAAACACATCAATTTCTTACTCCAGAGATAGTAGGAGTCTAAAACTAATACAAAACCGAAATACACTATTCGAAGTAAGTTCTCGAGGGTAGTGTTATTTCAAACGGGACGCACAAGAGCTAACTAGTTAAAGACACTCTTGCCCACAAATTGAAGTTCCGAACGCTGTAAGACCGCAGGACCCTTTTATATTATGAATACTACTATTACGAATGTAGTCGTTAGAATATTTATTTATATAAATACCAATCTTCAATTTCTTTATCGTATGATAGTGACATTTTGTCATTTAGAAGATTACTTTATATATATATATATTACTTTCAACGTCATTTTAACGTGTGATCTTATATAATGTCCCATGCATTTAATGCGGCTATTAGTTCGCTCATAAAATATGGCACATCAATCAAAGCAAATTATTAATGGAAACAAAGATCTGTACTCTCTATCACTTGAATATCTTTTAACTAAGTATCATCCAAGCCAGAATAGAGTGTTAAAAAATTTGGAGAAGAAGTATTTGCATGCATATTTAGCGAATGATTTTAGATCATGTACTAATTATTTGCGTACTTCGCAAAAACAATCCAACAAGAAAATGCGTGGTCTCAAATTTGAGGCCCAATCATTGACTGATTGGATACCCGGAGTCCAGCAAATGAGTGAAATTAAGAATACCATCACTCAGTTTGCTAATAAAGGATCTCAATGTTTTGATCAAGTATCAGAAATGTTGAATAATATTTCGAATTACTTTTCAAATGATAATGAGATGATGAAACGAGTAGCATCTATATTGTCAGCTACAACTTTGTTGTATCAAGCTGAACGTAGTGTTATCTCAGTGACTGCATATCTTGTTAATATTGCTAGTCAATTTAACATAAGTGCAACAGTCATTCAGAATATTTTTTCTAAGTGGATGAATAAAACTGGATTAGTTGCGCAGTCAGGAGAAGAAATGGAGGAAGAAGAACCTATTAGAGTATTTGGTGCAATAATAGAAACTTTGTCATCCATTTTGGATTTAGCGCCCAATGTAGAGGAATTGACAAAAACCCTCACAAATGTTGGAAGAAGCGCTGTTGGAGGAGAAAAGATCATTAGATATGTGACTCATGCATTGATATGGTTGCGTGATCTTTTCTACAAAAGTAGGTATGGATATTCTTACAAAGAATATAAGGAAATGATGGATTTCCCTAAACTCAAGAGTTTCATTGCTTCATGTCAGATTTTATTAGAAATTGATGATTCTTTCATTGATACAAATAGTGAAATTTGTCACTTGATTCAAGTTGTGAATCGAATGGGTCATACACTGTTAGAAGAAGCACGTAAAGAATCACAATTGAGAACTTATATTCTCAGTCTTTTACGTACAATTTTACCAGTTGTAGAGAAAGCCAAGCGTTCCCCCGCAAATGCAAAAACTAATAGAAATGTTCCTTTTGCAATTTATATGTATGGGAATGCGGGAGTGGGGAAAACGAATCTCATGCATATTATAATGGCAAATATTTATAAAGAATATGTTAAGAATTATGTTCCTGGATTCATGAATTGTTATCATTCTCGTAAAGCGGAGAATGAATACTATGATGGATATTTGAGACAACCTTTCATTCTTTATGATGATATTTTCCAATTGAAGGATTTACCTTCATCTCCTAACCCTGAATTGATGGAAATAATTCGAACGATCAATGATGACCCCTATCAGCTACATATGGCCTCTATTGAAGACAAGAAGAGTACTTATATGGACTCTGATTATGTGTTGGCAACTTCAAATGTGAAAGTACCAGTACTGCAGTCCATTTCATGTCCAGATGCTGTCTTTAGGAGATTCAAATCAGCCATTGAAGTAACTGTTGATCCTAAATTTGGAAAACAAGTTGTTTCAGTATCAGGAAATCAATATTATAAGGTTGATCCTAGTAAGGTGAAAAACGAATTAAACACTGAATTCTACATATTAAGAGAATATAATATGCACACGGGTCAAACCATCCAAGAATATACTTTTGAGGAGTACATAAATCATATTTTCAATATGATTAATGAACATCGTGATCATCATTCTTCAAGAGTCACGTTGTTGAGAGAATTGGCAGGAGAGCAAACAGTTAATGCTACTGAAAGTGCTAATCAACAATTTGCTGAAAAATTAAGAACTGCTCTCAAGGGTAATCTTGAAGCGCAAAATTCTTCTCAAATTCAAGAAAATGAATCAGAAAGTATTACTGAACGATTGTTAAGTGCTTTGCAAGGTTATAAGGAGAAATTATCTATGCACGTAGATACTTTCATGCCCTATTTTGATAGTACAAAAGATTACATAGCCAAGCTAAGAACTCGTGTCTTTGACGTGGCATCTCAAGCTACAAAAATATTCAAAGAGCACTTAGAAAAGGCAATTGATTACATTAAAGAAAATATTTTAATTTTGATACTTCCAGTCATTGGAATTGCAGGATATTTCCTTTATAAGTATTATCAGTGTCCCCTTTTGAAATTGAATAAACCTGTGGATATTTATACAATGAAGTCATGCAAATGTGAGCGTTGTGTTTATATTCAGAAGATGATTAAAGCGTCTGAGGGTTTAGTCAAAGTAGAAGAGCGCCATGGCGAAGCAATGAAAATTTTCGGTTTACTTTTCAGTAAATATCCAGATAAGGATCTGATACAAAAATTCTCTCCCATGTTAATCTTTCGTGGTAATACAAATGAAAGGATTTATAAAGAGATAAAAGCAGAAACCTCTGGAGATTTTACAACTTTAAAGAGTAAATCCGAATTGAAATCAGAACAAAATTCTGGTGACTTCTTGACGCAAAAGACTAATAAAGGCCTGAAATCTGAATATGCTAGTGGTGATTTTATTACTAAGAAAGGTATTAATCAATTTTTGGCTGAAGTAGCCAGCGGTGATTTTGAAACTCGAAAGAACGTGGTCAACATGATTGCTGAACATTCTTCTGGAGATTTTGAGACCTTCAAGCGTCAAACTGCCTTTTTGACAGCTGAAACTGATAATCTTAGTGAAATGAAGAATGCAGTTCAAGTTGGAGATAAATTAATCGCACAAGTTGGTGATTTAGGTTTCATTGAGCAGCATCAAGCTACTATGCTTAGAAATGCTGTACTGCTGAAATCTTCTGATCAGAAAAGTGTGATTAATGCTGTTTTTGTAACAGGAAGGACTGTTCTTGTGCCATATCATTTTTATGACGTTGCCATAAGAAATAATGAAACTTTCACTTTAACTAATCCATTTCAACAAAATTTATCTACACCTATTATGAAGGATCAATGTTTCTTTCATCGTTGTGTCGATAAATTTGGAGAACATACCGATGCTATGTTGATTTCATTACCATTAAGTATTCCTTCAAGACCCAATATTATTGAAAAATTTTGTAAAGCTCAAGATTTTAATAAGTTAGACGAAGGTGAAGTAGTATTGTGTGGCTTAAACACCATCAATGGTATGACTGTAGTCAAAACTAATACTGCTACTGAGCATCATGTTGAATCTAGCCAAGTTGAGTATCCTGATAGTGTAGGTAATATTCACAAAATAAATCAGATAATTGCTTACAACATGACAACTCGTGCTGGTGATTGTGGTTCACTTTTGTTTGCCAGAAATTCTCTTTTAGTTGGTAAAATTTTGGGTATTCATGTAGCCGGAGACACAAAAGCTGGTTATGGAGTATCATTAGCCATATCTAGAGAAAATTTGAGTAGAAATATTTTATGTTTTGCAGAAAAAGTAAATGATAAAAGACAATTTGTTAGTGGTTCCTTTGAAGCACAAATGGCAATTGTTGATCCTGAGCTTGCTTATAAACATCTTGGTGAACTTGGAGATTATTTGCCCATAGGACCGTTGGATCGTAAGATGAATAGACCGAACAAAACAGTTTTGAACAAATCTCTCATTCATGAGGAAGTATACAAAACTGAGACTAAACCTGCTTATCTTGCACCTGTGATTCGCGATGGTGTTAAAATAGACCCTTTATTGAAGGGTATCAAGAAAGTGTGTAATGTTTTACCAACGGTAAATACACATATCCTTGATATTGCAGTTCATGATACATTGAAACAATTTAAGAATACTGAATCAGATATTAAGCGTGTCTTAACATATGAGGAAGCTCTTAAAGGAGTTGAAGATGTAGAATTTGCTGCTCCCATAAATAGGTCCACTTCACCTGGATATCCTTACTCTCTTGATAATCCTCAAGGGGGAAAACATGAATGGTTAGGATATGATAATGAATGGATTGTTGATAATCCTAAACTTTTAAATGATGTTACTGAAATCATTGAGAAAGCTAAAGAAAATAAACGATCCAAAGTTGTTTTCACTGCCACACTAAAGGATGAGCGTAGACCCATTGCCAAAGTAGAAGAACTAAAGACGCGAGTTTTTGAGGCTGCACCTCTTCCTTATGTTGTTGCTATGCGACAATATTATTTAGGATTTGTGGAGCATGTGATGCGTAATCGCATCAAAAATGAAGTGTGTGTTGGTACGAATCATCTTAGTATGGATTGGCACCGAATAGGCATGAAATTGACATCCAAGGGTGACAAAGTGATTGCTGGTGATTTTTCAAATTTTGATGGTACTCTTCATCAACAAATATTGTGGCGCATTAATGATATCATTAATAATTGGTACGATGGTACTGAAGAAGAAAATCAAGTACGTAATGTATTATTTGAGGAAGTATGCAATACCATTGTTAATTTGGATGGTTTCTTAATTCAACAAACACACTCTCAACCCTCAGGAAATCCCTTGACTGTTATTATAAATTCAATTTACAATCAAATAGTCATGAGATATGCTTATCTTTTGTGTAAGAAAGAAGCAAAGCTTCCTATGATGTGTGATTTCACACAGAAAGTTGGTTTTGTAACATATGGAGATGATAATGCAGCAAATATTAGTGCAGATATTGTTGATTGGTATAATCAAGAAACAATTACTGCAGCTCTTGCTACAATTGGTCTTACTTACACAGATGAAGCAAAAACAGGTATCATAACACAATATAGAGCATTAAGTGATATAAATTTTCTTAAAAGAAAATTTGTAAAAGATATCTGGGGTTTCTGGAAAGCTCCCATTTTGATTAATGTCCCAAGGGATATGGCAAATTGGGTGCGTGGGAAACAACTTAAAGCTTCTACTGCGTTGAATGTAGAAGCATCATTGATAGAATTTGCACTACATGGAGAAGAAGTCTACAATGATGAAACGCAAAAACTCATAGTTGCTTGTGAAAAGCAAGGTGTTACTGTGAATGTGCCTCATTTTCTTGAATGGCAAGAATTTTTCGCATTTCACAGAAACATTGGATGTTATAACTAGGAACTATAATCAGTGTGAACTTGCTTCATTGATAAAGATGCCATGAAAATCTTTGAAGTATTGCTACTGATAGTTTAGGGTGTCCCTATTTAGGGATGGAGTGCCCCCAGCAACCCTGGATACTCCAATTTGGCACAACCTTTGTGTGGGAAGGTCGCCTGCACAATTGCAAATTAGACTTAACGAATTTGAACAAAATTATAGTGCAAGTGTTGGAGCACTAGACAATCCTTCACAAACAAATTTAGAGCGAAATGAATCGAATATAATTGGAAATACCATGACAGTTTTAGATAGTTCTCAAGGTACTGTAACATCTGGTGTGGCAATTGACAATCGATCTGTGAGTGAATCTTATATTCATGATTTATCAAATTTGATGTCTCGTCCTACTCTAATGGGGACACTTAAGCTTGAACCAACTACTGATGCTTCCACTTCGTTGCCTCTATCTTATGATGCGGCGACCTATGAGAGTTACATTGATGGTACTAAGCCCATTGGTTTAATTGACAATTATGAATTCCCGAAATCACTCTTTTATCACAATCCAGTTGTATCAGATAAAGCTGCAAATTTTTCCTTTATGAAAGCAGACGTAATTCTGACAATTAAAGTTAATGCTTCACCTTTTACTAGTGGAGCAATTAATATAGCATATACTCCAATGTGGAGAGAGTTAGTAAATATATATAAATACAGTAACATTACATTGCCTGGTGTGACGTCGTACCCTAATACAACATTATACCTTGATCAATCAGATACTGTAACTATGCGTATTCCTTTCTTTTCTCCTTATGATATGTTTTCACTACAGTCACCAGATTTTCAATTTGGACAACTAGTAGTGACTTTATTGTCTCCCATTAGGAATGGTGATGGAACAAGTGTTGATATCAACGTATTCTCTAATTTTGAGAATGTAGAACTCAAAGTTCCCATTGATAAGAGCATTTCGACATTTGAAAAGCAACCTCTAGTAGAAAGTATTACTGCGATGAAACGTGCAAAATATGATGTAGATGAGAATAAAGATATTGAAATTGACATTGATACACTTATTCAAGACAAATCTTTTAAAGATACATTTACAGCTATAGCTAAACGTTTAAAATTGGTAGCACAATCTGGTGAACCGGAAACTCAGAGTCCCGGAGTAGTAGAGAGAATATCAAATGTGGTTGGAGATGTCTCAGAAGCATTGACAGAAGTACCAATAGTAGGGACGTTTGCAAAACCAGTTTCATGGATAGCTCGAGCTGCAGGGAAAGTGGCTTCATGGTTTGGCTGGTCAAAACCAACAATTCTTGAAGTCACAAAGCCTGTAAATCGAGTTCCAGGGAATGGCATGCTTTATGGAGAAGGAGTGGAAACAAATCAAAATCTAGGAATGATACCTGATAATGGAATTATTCCTCATGGTGCTTTGTTTGAAAAACAAGATGAGATGACATTAGATTACGTTTTGTCAAGACCAAACGTAGTGAAACGTGTCAATTGGAATTCTAGTCATACACATGGTCAACTGATAGATTCTATAGTTGTCACCCCTAAAGTAATGCCTGATGATGATACACCAGTTCAAATGGGTACATTTGATTATGTGTGCAATTTGTTTGGTAAATGGCGTGGTTCTATAAACTACACATTTACATTTGTTAAGACAAAATTTCATGCTGGTAGAGTAGCACTTGTGTATACACAGGGCACTCCACCCAGCGATCTTGGTACGCTTTTATCAACTAATTATAATCTTATTGTAGATTTGAATGAGATCACTAGTACTGATGGAACAAATGCACAGGTAAGTGTAGAGATACCATATCTGTTGAATAGGCCATATGCTGATATCTCAACTGATCATTTTAGACCACAGATAGCCATGTATGCATTGAATCCTTTGAAGCAGCCTTCTGGTTGTTCAGATAATATTGAAATATTAATTTGGAAATCTAAGGGTTCAGACTTTGAACTGGCAATGCCAATTGGTAACATGTCATTAGCCCATTGGGCCGGTACGAAATTGGTAGCACAATCAGGTTTTGAGAGTGATGTTGAAACAAAAAGATATAGTCTTGTTCCCTCAACACCATTGCAAGATTCATTAATGCAATCGGTTTGCGCTATAGGTGAAAAAGTGGAAACACTGAGAACTTTAATTAAGAGATTCTCCCATTTTGTAGTTCGTGGAACTATAATGTCGTCTTATCCTGAAACTAAAGCAGGACGCATGTCTATGAGAGATGCTGTCTCTTTGATTTACCGCTTCCATTATGGTGGTATGCGATATAAGTACCAACTTGCACCTAATGATGTTGCAGCATTTAGGTATAAGAATACTAATGCTACCAACAAGTCAGGAATTGGAACAGCTAATGATGATAATTGGTCGGCTGAAGCTGTGGTTTCAGGTCATGTAAATAATCTGGCTGAAATCGAAATTCCTTTCTATAGTGACACACGTGTTCGTACAAATGCAGTTCTTTCGACTGCATCTGATAGAGTTAATAATCTTAACACAGCTATACAAATACGTAGATGTGGAAGGGTTGGCGGAAATATTGTAATACCCGCAGGTGATACAGTTAGTATTAATACAAGTGGATTCATCATTATTCCGCATGAAACTTTTGCCAAAGCTAACACAAATGGTGCTTCATTTAGTAGTCTTACTGGTTACGCCTTGGCACCAGAAACACCAATTGATAATGAATTGGCTCAAGTTCAATTCAATCGTCAGAGTTCAGATACCGAAACTTATGAATATTTTCAATGTTCGGTTCATCCTGTCTCAACTTATGAAGCTGCTGCAGATACAGCAGGATTCACTTTTCTAGTTGCACCCCCTTGCGTTATGAGAGCAAGGTAAGTGCATCAACCTAATCTAAGTACACGATACTTTGAGGGTGGTCACACGAAATTATGCCTCGTGTCCACATATTATACTAATATGAACCACCCACAGGGTGGATGTAGTATTAGAGTTATATAATTTGTGGTTCAGTCCTTATTAATAGATTAGAATTACCACTAATTTGTGTGTGGGGTGCTCATCAAGCACCAA